GTAATCCACGCCCAGCGCCGTGCGTGCAGTGGCTGCGTCTGACACCGACATGGTGATAGTGCCACTGCTGGTGACAGGACCGCCACTGAACGCGAACCCCGTAACACCCCCGGAAACATCAACGCTCGTTACCGTGCCCGCCCCTGCGGCAGCCGACGCTGTGGGGACAATCACGCTGGGCGCAAGCGCCAAATCTTGGATGGCCGACCAGATAGGCGGCAAAAAGGTTTGCGGGTTGGGCAGAATGGCTTCGGCCAAGTCCTGCGCCTGCGTCTGCAAGACCGACACATCTTCGATAGACGCGCAAGGCGGCTCCAGTTCGAGGTCTACGATCTGTGTCTGAAGGCTCGCCGCCTCGTCAAGAGTTGCGCACGGCGGCTCCAGTTCGAGGTCTACGATCTGTGTCTGCAAGTCCGCCACGTCATCGACCGAAGGCCCCAAAGGTTGCTCTCGGGTTTCTTGCGCCAGATCGGCCAGCATGGCGTCGTAGGAGGCCAGCAACGATGATGCGTTCGGCCCCAGCGCCTCTTCTTGCGCGTAGACCGACGCGTCGCGCAGCGAGAGGAAGAACCGATACCATTCACGGCTGACCGCGCCCGTGCGATCGTCGATGAACGCAACGCGCGGCGGCGTGATCTGCGTGGGGTTGATCGGCTCCGACGCCATCAGTACAGCGTCCCGCTAAGGGCCAGTTCCGCGCCCATGATGTAGATGCGTACGGGGTCGGTCCCCGACACCTCGTAGACGCGGTCGCGGATCTTTAGCGTCATGCCAAGCCGGCGCCAGATGGCGCGGGCGCCGTACTCGCCGATCTTGCCCATCGACACCCAGTGTTCGTTCGACCAGGTATGGCCGCCGTTGCTCGACCAGCGCAGCATGACTTGAGGGTCGCTGCCTTGGCCGTCGTTTAGCCCGACGCCCGTCTCGCAGTCTAGCTGGAGGCTGTGCTGCGCCGTACGCTTGAGGGTGTTCGAGCCGGTCGGCAACGCGCGCCATGAGCGCAGCCATTTCTGCGGCTGGCCGTTGTCTTGGAACACCTCAAGGTCAAAGGTGTAGAGGTTGCCGTTTTCAAAATCGCCGACGACGATGTTGCCTTCGAAGTTGCACATGTTGTCGGCGCGGTGCCGCGTAAAGTCCCCGTTCTCAAACCCGGCGCGCTCGTGCCATGCGCCGGTCGCCGCGTCGTAGACCCACGTTGCGTTGGCCGACGGGAAGTTCAGGACGTAGAAGCTGTGGCCGTCCTGCTGGTAGGTGTAGCCCGTTGCATCCGCGATGTCGGCGTACTGCTGGATCTGCCATTCGATCGCGTGCGTCGAGACGCGCTGGCCGATGTAGCCAGACGCCCGGTAGACCATGCCGCGTCCGCGCGCGTCTTGGCCGAGCCAGTAAATCTGGTTGTCCATCTTGGCGACGGAGTGTGGGGCCGCGCAGCCGAGTTCGTTGAACGCGCCTGGAATGCGCGTGAGGGGGAAGTCAGACGCGCCAGAGTTGTAGAACACTTCGGTCGTGTCGGTACCAAAGACCCACAGTTCGCGGTGGTCAGTGAAAACCGCCACCACGCCGTCAGGCGACCCTTCCGCGCTGACAAAATCGAGCGGGTCAACGCTGGTGCCGTCCAGCAACTGCGTCACCCAAATTTTTTGGCTGCCCGGTTCATTGAACACAAAGTAGCCATCAAGGTAGGACACTGTGACCGCGCCGGGGAAGTCCGGGTCCGTGATCTGGCCGAACGCGCCCGTCACTTCGTTGTATATATAGCCGTACGGGTTGGCGGCGATAAAAATCTGCGTGCCGTTGTCGGCGATCGACACAGGCCCAGTGCCCGCCACCGTGCCAATCAGCGTCGGCGTGCCAGTCAGGCTGGTGAGCTTGTAGAGTTCGTTGCCTGAGACGACGTAAAAATCGCTGCCGTTGGTCTGGTGCGCCCACAGCCCACGAATCGGCCCGGTGCCGACCGTCTGCTGAAACTTCAACCCGGGCGCGCGCTGAAGAAACGCAGGCTCTTTGCCGCCCTCAGGTACAATCTCGGGGAACAGGTTCACCATGCGATTGTCCGCAGCGTTGACGCTGCGGGCGACGTAGGCCGACCCGAGGATCGGGGTCTTCATTAGAAATTGCCCGCGAAGATGTTAAACCGCTGGCGCGTCGCGACGATGGAGTACGGCAGCGACATAATGGCATTCGGGTTGTTGATACGTTTGATGTCGCGCTTGCTGGTCATGGCGATGCGCTGCACCTGACGGGTCGGCTCGACGCCGAACATCGCCGCGATCTCGCAGGCGAGGTTGTAGCGGAACGCACGAAGATATCCTGGCGGAAGCACAAGCACGGTCGCTAGGTTTGCCGGCTGGTCCAGCACTTTGGCCGACACGATATGGAACTCCAGCAACTTGGTCGGCACCGGGTATACCGACATTTCGATGTCGGGGTAGGTCATGTTGACGAACATGACCTGCGGGTAGGTCGATGTCACGGTCTTGACCGCGATGCCGTTGTATTGCTGCTGGTTTATGAGCTTGAGGCCGTAGCTGATGCCGGTGGCCGGATCTCTGAAGTAGGTCGCGTCGTCGACCAGCACGGGGCGGTTGAGGACGGTAAGTGGATCGACCGGGGTGAGCGACCCGGAAGGGCCGAGCGTGGCCGTGCGGGTGCCGGGTAGCCAGTTGACGACTTGGTCTTGAGTGCAGAACACGGCAAGGCGTTCCGTACTCCACGAGTCGATCATCTGGTTGAGGGCTTCCAGCGCATCTGCCGACGTTGCTGCTGAAGGGGTTTCACCTTCCGCAAGCTGGCCGATCAACTGCAATGCGCCGTTGATTTGGTCGCCAGCGGTGTATGTAGTAAAAGGCGACGCAAGGACCGTCATCGGTTGTCTCCGGTGTTCTGTACCTGACGCGGGTTGCTGGTCGAGTAGGCCGCAGACGTTGGCGCGGACGCCAAGGGCAGCCCGCCCGAAGTGGCCGACCAGTTAAGGATAGAAACGGCGTCCCATGTGCCCGATCCGCCGACCCAAAAACGAGTAGCCATCAGTTTAAGCCCCCTGGACCATACAGAACCAAGTGAAGAGTGTCCTGTTGTACGTGCAGCGCATTGAGCCATTGAGCGGCGCTACCCAATCGACGCCGCCGTTGCCCTTCATATTCGAGCCTGTGAAGTCAACCGTCGTAACGGCGTCCCGGATCGCCACAACCACCTCTTGTCCGTCAAACCCGTCAGTTAGGTTGGTTATCGTCGTAGCCCCAGTGTTTGCTGTGATAAAAGCGTGCCCAAACAAAACCGAAGGTGTGGCGCTGTTTGGTGTCAGCGTCCGCATGTCCTTCCATGTTCCTGCGTAATCAGTAGCGTGGTTGGTAACCATGTTGCCTGTGTAGGTTCCGTTGGCGTCCAGCAGCAGACCCACTGTTCCAGCCGAATTGTCGCCCCTAACAAAATTGTTTTGCACCATTGCTCTTGTCACCGTGCTGGTAATATGCACCCCGCGCAATGCACTGTCTCTAATAAAATTGCCCTCAACAAGGACATCGGTAGAGCTTGCTACAGATATGCCCTGCACGCCTGCGGCTTTTATTAGATTTCCGCTTACGTGGAGTTGAATGCAATCGTTTAAGTCCAATCCACTGAGCACGGAGTTAGCAACTACATTATCGCAAACCGAAATCAAAAAATTGTCTAGGTTGGTGGCAGGAGCAACCCTAGTATTAATTACGTAAATACCACGAAGATCCGTTTTATCTATTTGATTATTGGTGATTGAAATCCTATTGGCGTTGGCGATTTTTATGCCGTCCCTAGTAATTTCGTTAAGTGTATTACCGTTTATCAGGGAAAAGCCTGTTGGATTCCCAAGCGAAATGGAATCATTAATGTAAATTCCTGCGTACTCGGCCAAAACAATATCGTTATTGACAATTTTAAATTGCCCTACGTTTGCTGCGCCGATTGCGCCGGGTGCCAAAAGTTCTATGAAAGTTCTATCGGCAGTGTGGGTGCGGTTGACCGAGTTACCTTCAATAATTGCGCCTTCTGCACCTTGTATGTAGATGCCCGCGCCATAAATAAAACCAAATTCTAGCTGCGCACATGCGCCAGTAGTATTAAAAACTCGGTTTCCAGTTATGATTGTACCATAGACGCTTTGCAGCGGAACACTTTCCGGCGTTTGAGCATCGCGGTACGCCATAATACCATACAACTTGCAATCGCGAACATTGTTACCAATGATTTGGTTTCCATCGGATTTATCGCCGTCGTTAATTGTTTGGACAGCAATACCCATTCCGTTTCCGCTAATGCAGTGATTGCCGATTATGATATTATTGTTAGAAGAATATAGAAGATAAATATCTCCGCCCATTTGGTTGTGCGTCATTACGTCGGTGGCGGGGCTTTCAATAAGCCAGTTTGCGGTAATTTTGTTGTTATTAGAATTGGCTACGCAAATACCTACGCCAAGATGGTTTTTGACGGTGCAGCCAGCCACTTCACATCGTGTCGATCCGTTGCGGATATCTACACCTATCCCGTTTGCGAAGCTGCTTTTGGTGCCGCTCGCCCAAATACCCAAATTGAGTACCTTCGTGCCCGTGCAGCCCGCAACCGCTATGACGTTGCCGTTGGTGGTGGTCTGGCGGATCATCGAACGCACACCGGCACCAAAAAGCACTTGCCCACTGAGCAGAGGAAGCTCGGCGGTGACGCGGTAGAAAGCGGCTGGGTCAGAAAGCGGGGGCACAAAAACATTCCGCCCAGTGGCGATAGCGGCCAAGATAGCTGGGGTGCTGTCAAAACCAGATGTGCTTGTGGTGGAAGCCGCCCCGTAGTCGAGGATGTTGGCTGCCGTTGTGACGCCTGCTACCAGCGCCGCGCCCTCGCCCGCCGCCGTGCTGGCGAGGTCGTCTGGGTCAAACAGCGCCACGCCTTCACGAGTTTCGGAGACGTAACCGGACCCTGACAGATACAGAGTATAAATTCCATTCGCAGCGTAGAAACTGTATTCGCCGTCGCTATTGGTTGTTACGGGGTTAGCTTTTGGCGTAACGCCATCGTCGCTAAAAAGCGACGCAACCGCGCCAGTCGAAGTGTGTACCAGTACGGAGACGCCAGGGAGTGCTTGCCCCGCCCGGTTCTGGACCACATCAAAAAACTGCTGCATTTACAGTTCCCCAACAATTTTTCGCGGCCTACCCCGGCGCGGGGTCATAGCATTAGCGTTTTCATCCGCGTCTGACGACTGCGTCTCGGGATCATAGCGCGACCAGCCGTTCATTTCATCATAAATCGCTTCGGCTTCCATCGTGGCGACCTTGGCGCCGTGGACCGGATGACTGAGATAGATAACCGCCATGAAAAATCC